GCGGCAACGATATACCGCGTGGGGATCTGAGCGATGTTTATCGGGGAATGTCGCAAGACCTCGAAGGGGCAGCTGCTGCGCAAGGCCCGCAAGCCTCTCGGGCTTTCGAGGCGGCAAATTCCTACTACAACGCCGGCAAAGGGAGGATAGATCAACTTGAGCCCTTGCTATCCGGCTCGCCTGAACAGACCTTCGCGGCAATCAATCGTGCGGCCGGGCAAGGACCATCGGCAAATGCTGGACTATTGCGATCCCTACAGCGATCGCTCCCCGATGCCGATTGGGGGAATGTAGGGGCTGCTGTACTGCGCAAAATGGGAGTCCCGACTCCGGGTGTCGGGCCGCAAGACGCCTTCTCGCCAGCGAGCTTCGTCACCAATTGGAACAAGCTCTCCGATGCTGCGAAGGATACGCTATTTGGTGCGCAGGGAACCGATCAGCGTGATGGCATCGAGGCGCTGACCCGCGTTGCCGGCGCGCAAAAGGCGATGACCCGATTCGGCAATCCGAGTGGGACGGCCCACATGGGGGCGACGCTCGGCGAGGTCGGAGTCGGGGTGACTGCTCTGGAGAATCGTGAAGCATTGCTGGCGCATCCGATCATGACGACTCTAGCCATCGCCGGGGGTTACGCAGCGCCACGCCTGCTGATGAATCCTTCCATCGCGCGGTGGCTCTATCAGATGCCGTCAACCATCAATCGCGCTCCGACAGTGCAAGCCGGAATCCAACGTGTGCTCGGCGGCCTGGATAATGTCGTCAGGTCGGATCAGGGATTGGCACCTTTCGCGGCGCAGATGCGGCAGTCTGTGGCTCCCGCAGCCTCCGTGCCACAGCCTCAGCGCCCCGAGCTAAGGCCGTGAGAATCGTCCCGAGCCATAAGGCGAACAGCGTGATCCAGATCAGGTCGAGCGTGATCTGGAACATCAGCCCGTAGACGAGCGCAAACGATGCCACAAACCAGCGGTTCACGCGCCATATATAGTGACAGGGCGAAAGCCTTGTCAGCCCTATTGCCGGAAGGTTGGTCCAATAGGGAGATTTTGATAGCACTTGGGAAATGTGCGGCAGCTCAAATGCTCTTAATCGCCGAAGCCGGAGGGTCTCCTGTTGAGGAAATATTTCGATGGTGGAGCGGCAGCATCGAAAACATTCTGGCTGAGCACGGGAAATGAACAGAGCTATATATAGTGACGACGTCATCGGCGATGGAATGGCGATCTTCGATCGCCTGCCGAAGCGCGTGCGCGATCGGCTCAATGATGGCATCGTGACTCAGAAGGTGGAGGATATGGCCGTCATTGCCAGGGTGATCCGGACCCGTGGCGAGGACGAGGTCCTGCGGCTTCTGCGCGAAGCCGATCAGCAGAGGCGGGACGGGAAACTCTGATGAAAACCATCTACGCTAAACATGCGCCCTACGATGACGGTACACTCGGCTTGGTATGCAACGAGATGGAGTTGTGTGGGGCACCAACGATCCGCGTTATCCAGATCGCCGAATGTTTTTACGCAGTAGAGGGTTCCCATAGGCTGGCAAGCGCTCATTACCTCGGACTCGAGCCTAAGCTGATCGTTCTACATGCCGATCTTCCTGGCATTCCGCGCATCTCCCAAGATTTGCCAGTATATGATTTTACTCATGTTTGGGTGATAGAATCATGAGCGAATACAAATATTTGTGGGGATATCGCTTCCGGCGCCCTCGGGAGTTGAGCTATACATGCGGATCTTTTTTGCCAGAAGAGACTGAGAAGGTCAATGCACTCATGGCTATCGCGGCGACGGCAAGAGATCCGGCCGATGATCTTCTTGTCGGGTTTTTGTTGCCTCCTGCTATCGCCGCCGCGCTTATTGCCGCGTGCGAGAGTGGTGATATAGTGCAATTCGCACACGAGTTTCGGGCGATGCAGGTTCGCAGTCCTGCGGTAAGTGGCGACAGTGACATAGATTTGCCCCCGCTTCGGTATGATTGATGGCGCAGTCGGTCGATATTCCGTTTAGGCAGCGCGAAGAATGTGGGGGTTTCTATTACGCCGTCGGGATACCGCAATGGGCTTGGGACCAGATTGCTAGATTGGAGGAAGAGCGTCTGGCGAAGCGTTGGCTTACCAAGAGTGAGATGAATGTGATGTTCGGCGATGGATAAGGTCTGATGGCGCAATCTGCCGGCCTTGGCGATTTCCGCCCGATCGATGACGGGAACGCCACCCGACTGCCGGAGCAGATCAGGCGTGAGCTTGCCGGCCGTGATGCGCTGACTTTGGTCGTGGCGAACGACGCCGATGAAGGGCTCGCCATCGCCAACCAAGACGAGGAAGATGACGGTCCGCGGCCGTCGTATCTGCGCGGCGATTTCGATGCCAATCTCGCCGAGAAAATGAGCCCCGGCGATCTAGCGGTCATCGCTTCGCGACTGCTGGAAGGCGTCGAGGCCGACCTGGCGACGCGGCGGGAATGGGAGAAGATCGCCGAGCGGGCGCTGGAATATCTCGGGCTGATTTTCCAGGAGGCGAGCGGCGTCCCGCAATCCGAGGGCAGCATATCTAAGGTGTGGCATACCTTGATGCTGGAGGCCTCGATCAATTTCTGGGCTAATGCGTATGCCGAGTTTCTGCCGGCCGATGGCCCGGTCAAGGTGCGTGACGACAAGCCGATCCAGCCGCGACCGACTAATGCGCCGGATGTTTCGCCGATCTCGCCGGATATGGAGGGCGACCGAGACGAGAAAGCCGAAGCATTCGAGCGTATATTCAACCACTTCCTGACCGTTACCGACAAACAGTATTATCCAGATTTCTCGCGGATGTTGTGGTCCCTCGGCCCTATCGGCACTGAGTTCCGCAAGGTTTATTACAATCCGCTAAGGCGCATGATCGTCAGTGAATGGGTCAAATCGACTAACCTAATCGTTTCTAACGACGCGATGCATCTTACGACCGCGGGCCGAGTGACCGAGCGGATCATGATGCGCCATGCCGAGGTCAAGCGACTGGAGCACATGGATTGGTGGATCGACAATGAGTCGCTGATGCAGCCGATGGAGACGCCGACCGGCTTTGAGAAGAAGGTCGGCGAAATCGAGGGCATCCGGCCCGGTCCCGAGCTTCCCGCCGATCACCGGCATACGATCTATGAGTCCCGTTGCGAATGGGATCTTCCTGATTTTGAGCATGAAGAAGAAGGAAGACTGACCGGGCTGCCATTGCCGTACAAGATCACCGTCGATAAGGATTCTCGACGTATCAAAGAGATACGGCGTAATTGGAAAGAGGGCGATGAGAATTTCGAGCCGCGTCAACGCTATATCATGTTTGGTATGGTGCCGGGGTTCGGTTTCTATTCGCTCGGTTTCGCGCACATCCTCGGTAATACCGAACGCGCGCTGACCACCCTGGAGCGTGAAGTCATCGACGCTGGAATGCTGTCGATCTTCCCTGGTCTGCTGGCCGCTAAGGGCTCGATGCCGCGGGGCACGACGCAGATCGCGATGGGGCCGATGGGTGTCCAGGAAATCGACCTGCAAATGAAGCAGCGTATCCAGGACGCGGTCATGGGTCTGCCGTATAAGGACCTCTCACCGCAGGTCATGGAGCTGTCCGAAAAGCTGGAGCAGAACGGCCGCAAGCTCGCGGCGACGGTAGAGTTGCCGGTTGGTGAAGGCACTGCGGACATTCCGGTCGGCACGATGATCGCGATGATCGAGCAGAGCACGAAGGTCATCGCCGCCGTTCACAAAGGGCTGCATAACTCGCGGCAGCAGGAATTAGAGCTGCTGAAAGAACTTCTCGCCGAGAATCCCGAGCAGTTGATGCGGATGGCGAAATCCTCTGGCCAGCCATGGCTGGAAGAGGACGAGTTCAGCGATATCAATTTGGTTCCGGCCAGCGATCCGAACACAGCGAGCCACATTCATCGGGTCATGAAGGCGACGGCGCTTGGGCAATTGGCGCAGATGTTCCCGGATTTGGCGAACCGGCAGGCGATCTTCCGGCGGCTCCTCAATGTGCTGCAAGAGCCCAATCCGGAGCAATATATAAACGAGGCTCCGGCACAGTCCGCGCCTACCCCGCAGCAGCAGGCCGCGCAGCAAAAATTGCAGGCGACGCAGCTTCAGACGCAGGCGAAGATGGCTGACACTCAGACGCGCGCCCAGACTTCGGCCGCCGATCAGCGAGCCAAGGTACAGATCGCAGCGATGGGCGAACAGACGGAGCGGCTCAAAACCGCAGCCGAAGTCAAGGGTGACGCGGATAAGTTGCAAGCCGACCGTGCCGAGGGTATCGTCGATCGTCAGCACGAGACGCAATTGGCGCGAGAAGAGCATGCCCACGATGGGGCGCAACAGCAACAAGAGCGACTGTTTCCGAATGTAACTCCCAAGAGGGCTTTCTGATGACCAGCCATCACGCATCGCTTCGCCACGAGGAGCAGTCAAAGGCTGAGGCGCACGCCCGCAGGGCCGGCTACAAGGTCGGCGGTCATGTGGATGAGGAGCAGGATCGCAAGCAGACGGCGGAGATGATCCACAAGCACGAGCGTCATGATCACAAAGGCGAATCGCTGACGCGATACCGAGCTGGCGGCGAAGTCAAAGGCCGAGAGGCTTGCGCCCGTCCTGATCGTCGCGCTCGTGGCGGCAAAGTCGGCAAGGGACCGAGCAAGGTCAATATTGTTATTGCGACCGGCGGTGGCGCTGCTGAGCGCCAGCAAGCTCAGCAGCAAGGCATGCAGATAGGGGCGCGTCTCGCGGCTTCTGCGCCGCGCCCACCGATGATGCCGCCTCCTGGCGCCGGTCTTCCTCCTGGATCCGGAATGCCGCCGCCTGGGGTAATGCCGCCTGGCGCTGGACTTCCTCCCGGCGCGTTGCCGCCGCGGCCCGGCATGCCGCCAATGAAACGCGGTGGCGGCATCTATCCGCTACACAACGCCGGATCGGGCGGTGCCGAAGGACGGCTGCAAAAGGCGGGACTCGAAAATCTCGTGCCGGTGAAGGCGCATAGTCGCCGGAAAGCTGGGGGGCGCGTATGACGGATCTTTCTGCCGCTGCGCGGGAAGCCCTTCGTGGTGCTGATGGCCGATATGTCGGGCTTATAAGGCGATCCACTTTTTTCGAGCTGTGTAACGCCGGATTCATGGATACCGAAGGTCGCTTGACTGAGGAAGGATTGGAATACGTGCGAGCAGCTCGGCAAGCGCCGCGCGCTGCTATTCCCCGCCGGCCTGCGAGTAATCTTTGATTCCCCTTCAGGAATTCGTCGATCGCCTCCGGCGCGAGATCCAAGACGAAGTGGATTCGCGATCTGTGCCGGTGCTTAAAGGTTCGTGCGCAGACTTCGGCGATTATATGGCTGCGGCCGGGGAAATTCGCGGATTGGCGAAAGCACGAGAAGTCCTAGATGAATTAATAAGGAGAGTGAACAGTGGCGAATAGTCCTTTAGCGACGAACACGACCATCCATGGCTATGTCCGTTACAATGCGCGAACCGAAATACTCTCCTGCGTCGGCGATCTTTCCGATATGGAGTTGTTCGGTACGCAGTTGATCGTCGCTCCCTATGTTCATAGCGGCTTGATGTGGTCCGACAAGTTGGGGTTCCCGCGCGAGGAACGTTTATCGCTCCCACGACTATATGAGCTTTACGACAGCAGCGTGGGCTTTGTGATACGCGAGCACTCGGTTGAAAGCATCTACACCGGCAAAGTGCTGCTCGTGGTCAAGATCGGCTCGGAAGCTGACAAGCTCGGGCTCCGTATCGGTGATTGGGTGGTAACTCTGCAAGAGAACACCCGGCAGGTCTCAATCACATCGTTATCGGCCGAGAAAAGCCGGGTGCTCGAATTTGTCGGCGTCAAGTACGCCGCTGGTTGGCCTTGTAAATTCCTATATGAATCAGATGTTTACGCGCGGATCTCCGACCCTGATATGGTGGTATGATGGGAAAACGTCGTCCCGTTGCTCGCGACCGAGATGTCACCTCTTGGGTTGAAAGCCTCTCTCCAGGAAGCCATCGCGGAAATGCTACGAACCTTGCGGTTCCGCGGGTCCTGGGCCGACGCCCAAGAGCCCGAGATCGGAATGTTGCGTCATGGTTTGATGATGTGATCGATTTCCAAATCGATGTTACTGATGAATCCACTGTCAATCCGATGGGCGCGCGCTATCTTGGCCTCGCACCCCTTCGATCCCCGGGCCATCTAAAGCGTGAAGGTGGCATGATCATCAATCCTTGGGGACCGAAGATCATCGAAATCTATCCGGTGGAATCATGAGTGGATCTCGACAATCCGATCTTCCCAATCCGGACGAGCTTACGCGCCAGCCCGGCTCGCCGTCTTCCGGAGGAGGAGAAGCACCGACGCCGGAAGAGGCATTAGAGGAGGCTCGCGCCTATACGGCGCGCATTGAGCGCGAGCGCGATACCGAGCGCCAGCGCGCATCCGAGGCCACGAGACAGCGAGATGAGGCGGAGACGCGTGCCCGCACTGCCGGCGACGCCGCCGTCTCTTCGCAGGAACGCGAACTGCTGGCCGGCATTCAGGCGCAGAAGACGATTATCGATCAAGCCGAGCAGGAAATCGTGGTCACGCAATCGGCGGGCGATGCGGTGGCGACGGCCAAGGCTTTCCGCCGCATGTCTGCTGCCTCTGCCCTGCTGGATCGTTTCGAGGGACAAAAGGCCTGGATTGACCAGCAGAAGACCGCCCGGCCGCAGGAGGTCGAGCGGCAACAACAGCCAACCCGAGATCCATCGATCGTTAGCGTCACGACGCCGGGCGGCACGATGGATGCCACGCCATCGGCAAAATCATGGATGGACAAGCATCCCCGCTTCTATGATGACTCCGCCTATTACAATCACGCGGTTGCGGCTCATTCGACGGTCGTCGCCGATGGCATCCGCGAAGGAACGCCGGCCTATTTCCGCGCTCTCGACGATGCGATGGCGCGATACGAGCGATTCGAATCCTATGAGCGTGGAGATGGAGGACAACAACAGATGCCGAACGGTCAGCAGCAAGCTCAGCGGCGTGGGCCATCGGCATCCTCGATGGGCGCCCCGGTCTCGCGATCAAGCGTGCCTGTCACCAATCGCAATGGAGTGCCATCGCCGGAGGCAATCGCTCGGCATATCGGCCCGGCCGTGACAGTCGATGATCTTCGCGAATTCGCCAGGCATAACGGCTACAAAGGCGAGGAAGGCTTCCAAGCCTACCTCAAAGAGCAGCAAGCGATCATCGATATACAGCGCGCTGGCGGCGACGCTGGTTTGCGGGTTGATGGAGTTTATCGATGAGCGACTCGGATAATCTGCCTGGCGGCATGGAATCTCCCGAGAAAGTTGATCGGCGCAAACGGGTTCGCACACCGGAAGAGAAACTGGAGATGCTCGCCAATCTCTCCAAGGCCAGGGAAGCCAAGTCTGGCAAGACGCGTGGGCGGCCCGCTTTTCGGGAGATGACGGAGCGGCTACCCAAGGTGCGTGCGCCTGAGATTACCGGCGATATGTCTCCCGAGCAAATGCTCGACGCTATCGGTTCCGGCGAGGGGCTGACTCGCGAATCGCGCGTCGGCATTACTGCTGCTTTCGATATTCCGGAGCGCGGTCGTCGAGAAGGATGGGATTATCAGTGGTGGCCCACCCATTATGTTGGTGAGGAAGTCGATCCGTCCTATCAAGTCGAGATCGCCCGCGGTTCTTGGTTCCCGGTTCCGGCCTCGCATTTCCCACAGCTTTGCCCGCCCGGCTGGAAGCGCCCGACAATCGACCGCGAGGGAATGCGGCTCTATATGCGGCCGATGCGGCTAACCGAAGAGGCTCGCAACGAGGCGGCGCAGATGGCCTATAGGCAGAAGATGGATCGGCTTGCTGCCGCTCAGGCTGGTGACGCCGGCCGTGACATGGCCCGCCGTGTCGGGGGCGACCGTTGGGGGGATGCGGGCATTCGCGTCGAGGGCGACACGAAGCCGTTGATATGAACTTATTCATAGTTGCTATTGGCTATGCCATCCTCGTTTATGTGATTACTTTTGTAGCTCTAAATTATCTGATATGATGATCGAAGAGGATATCGAGCGGCTTGCAGAGCAACTTTCAATGGGGCGCGACGCCCCCTCAGTGATTGAGGAGAGTTGCGAGATCGAGATCACGCCAGAGATGATTGAGGCGGGGCGCGATAAGGTTTACACGCATATATCAGGACTGATCTCCGCTACGGATTCGTCTGAAGCGGAAGAAGCGGCGCGGGATATTTTTTGCGCAATGATTCGCGCACGCCGGCATCCAGCTAAGATTTCGATCTTGTACCCGGATGCGCCTTGGCGACCTCTTCGAGATTAGATTTCATCGAATTAAACATCTCAAATAGGCGTTGATCTGTAACTCCTAATCGGTTCAGTATTTGGAACACTCGTTCCATATCCTGCCTAAGGTCTTCGATCTTTTCCGTTTGGTTCAGCTCTACCCATGTCTTTGGCACAGAATCCGTTGGCTCGCGCCGAATCGTCGATCCCGAGAACCGCGCGATTCTACTCGTCCTTTCGGATCGAGTCCAGGATCGCCCGGAATTGCTCGCGTGTGAGCTTCGGCTTACGCGTCCGTCCCCCGGTGAGGCTGTCGGTAAGTGAGCCTCTTGCCAGCGATCCCCTTGATCGCATTATCGGGACCTCGCACGAAGATTTCTCTTGACTGATGATGGCCTAACCGCTAACCGCTGATTAGATCGAGCCATGGTCCGCGCGTGATCGGCTCTCAGCAACCGACGATCTGACCTGAAGGCGCTCTGAGGGAACGATCTGAGACATGGAGTCTCAGGCGTGGCGACCCTCACTCTCGCCCCATTCGGTCTGCGGCCCACCCGCAATCTCGGCGCCCAAGCCCCGACCTATCAGGCAAACCTCTATCTAATCAAAAAGAGCTATAGCTCTGCGATCGGCTTCGGCGATCTGATCGAGACCAGATCAGGCTCCGGCGTCTATGGCTATGTCGGCATCTACACAGCGGGCGATACCCATTCATTGGGCGTCTTCGGTGGGTGCCTGCCGTACTTCGATACGGTGCTCCAGCAGACGATCAACAAGCAGTGGTATGCTGGCACAGAGAGCCCGTCAGGGGATATCTATTGCTTGGTCTACGATGATCCGACGATCGTCTTTACCGCTCAGTTAGGCGGTACGAACGCTTCAAATCCAGGGAATGTCCTTGACCGGGGCGGCAATATCGATCTGGCGCAGAACGGCTCCCCCAATACTTCGACGGGGGTGAGCACCGCCTATCTCGACGCCACCACCTACAACAACACCACGGCAACCTTACCCCTACGCATCGTCGGGTTGTCGATGATGTTCCAGCCTGGCTATGACCCGACAACCCTACTGCCGACCGCGGCGAGTCAGCCTACCAATAACTATCTCGATGTGGTGCTCAATACTTCCGAGTATCGCACATCTACCGGCATCTGAGGAGTTAGGCCATGGCAGTCAATTCCTCAAATATTCCGGCCCTGCTGCTTCCTGGTGTTCGTAAGATCACTGGAGATTACGCGCAGATCCCGACCCAATACTCGCGCGTCTTCGCCGAAAGCCAATCGGATCTGCAAGTCGAGCGCACGATCGCCGCCCGCTATTTGCCGCTCGCCGGACTCAAGATCACCGGCATGCCGACGAACTTCGACAATGGCGCTGGCCAACGCTACGTCTACTCGCATATCCACGTCGCCATCGGTCTCGGTTACTCCTTCACCCGAGAAGCGATCGACGACAATCTTTACAAAGGCCAATTCAATCCGACCAACCTCGGGCTGATCAAGTCCTTCCGGCAGACCAAGGAGATCATCGCGGCCGATGTGTTAAATCTCGGGAATATCTATAACGCCGCGATCGGCGGCGATGGCGTGGCTCTGTTCTCGACCGCGCATCCGGTCGATGGCCTCACCGTCCCGAACACTCCGGTCAATCAGGTCGGCCTCAACGAAGCCACCCTACTCTACGGCAACAACATCATCCGCCGCTTCCGCGACAACGCCGGTCTGCTCCAAGGCGCGCAAGGCAAGATGCTGATCGTGCCAGTTGAGCTGCGCCATGTCGCCAAACGGCTGATGGAAACGCCGCTTCGCACCGGGACTGCCAACAACGACATCTCGGCGGTCAAGGAATACGGCGATCTTGCCGACGGCTACTTGGTCATGGACTTCCTGACCAGCCCGTACCCCTGGTTTATCGCGTCCGACCAAGGCGGGTTTATCCATCTCGTCCGCGTGCCGTTCGAATCGAGCATGCAGGTGGATTTCTCGACGGACAATCTTTTGGTGAAGGCTTACGAGCGCTATTACCTTGGATACGATGATTGGCGCGCCGGGTTTGGCAGTTTTCCCACCAATTAGTGCATAGGCTGCACCCGAAAGGAGCCGCCTAATGGGCGCTACCAACTTCACCGGCCCGCTCTTCGTCAGCGGGGATCTTGAGCAGCTTGAGGCGTCTCCGGGCGGCGCGATTCTGCTGCCGGACCCAAACCCGGATCGTGGTCCATCGATGCTGTTCGGCGGCTACGGCTATCCCGATACACGCTATACCTTTCTCAAGGATCTGGTGCAGGGCTATCCGGGCCGCGTGCCGGAACTGCTGACCTCTGGGCAGGTCGTCAGCAACAACGCGATCCCGGCAGCGCATGCGACCAACAGCCTGGTTACGACGGCGCACACGACCTCTGGTACGGCGATGACCTTGGTCACGACTGCGGCCTACGGGATCACGCCGAATATTCCGATCATCCCGTTTACCGGCATATTGAATGCCGGCGCGGTGGTCACGGCGCCGATCGTGCTCGATTTTGGTTTCTGCTACGGCACCACGACGACCGGTTCTACCGCACAGACTGTAACCGTGCTGGACTCGACCTTGTTCATGGTGGGCATGCCGTTGGTCATTTCGTCGGCCGGAGCTGCAACGGGCGCGCTCACGCCGCTGCTGACCTACGTGACCGGCATGCCGACATCGACCACTATCACGATACATGATGCTGCATTGCAAGCAGGCTCCTTCGCGATCGGCACGGGAAATTCTTGGCCGACCAGCGAGTTCGGGCAAGTCGAGCCGGTATCACATCTTCCGATGTTGGCGGCCGGCCCCGGTCTGTTTCTCGATCCGCGCCAGGGGATTGCGCGGGGCATCGTAACGACAGTTTCGGCCGGAGCTAGTGCCAGTAATCATATCGTAGTCCATGGCTGGGATGTCTATTGGCAGCCGATGACCGAGTCGATCGCGCAGGGGTCGGCAACCAACTACGGCAAGAAAGCCTTCAAGGCGATCAGTTCGATTGTGCCGGACTTCACCGACGGGACGAACAACTACACGGTCGGTACATCGGATGTGTTTGGCTTTGCCCAGCGCTGCGATCTCCTTGAGGAAACTATGGTATGGTGGGGCGGGGCGCTGAGTGCTGGCGCCAATTATGGCTTTGTGGCAGCCGACACGACCAATCCAGCGACAACCACTACTGGCGATGTACGCGGCACGATCCAGACTTCGGCGATTGGCGGAGGCACGGGCCTTGGCTCGACTGCCTCGAACGGTTCGGTTTCGACGATTACAGTTTCAGGCAACCGGTTACGCATGCAGTCGGCGATGACGGTGTGGCAACAGACCCAGAACCGGTTGAGTCAGCCACAATTCGGCTTCGGACAGCCCCAGGTGTAGTCGTTGAATCCGGTTCGCGTTACACTGACGCTCGGAGCGGCTTCCGCAACGGTCATCGCAGCCTCGCAGACGCCGGTTAGCGGCACCGATCTTACTTTGGTCGGCGGCGGAACAGTCACGCTTGATGCGGCTCGCCGAGTGCTCCTTACCTACGGCAACGAAGCGTCGGCACGGACTTTGGTCGTCGCCGGTACTGACCGCTCCGGCAATGTCCAGACCGAGACGCTTGCGGTCCCGTCTGGTGGTTCCGGCACAGTCTATACGCATCTCGATTTCCTGACGGTCACAAGCCTTTTGCCGCTTGGAGGCGGTTGGACGGCGGCGGTTACGGTCGGCACCAACGCGGTCGGCTCGACGCCATGGATTCAGCGCGAATGGGGTCAGATCGGCAAGATGGGTGTGCTGATCTCAATCGCGGCGAGCGGCCCGACCTCGCAGCTCGAATGCACCTGGGATGACATCAACGCTGTCCAGGAATTGCCGCCATGGGGCGCATCGCCGGAGCCGCAGAGTGCTGTCCCGCCGCTGGCGATCATTGCCCCTGCTTCC